GTCTGTAATTTTCTAAAGTCAATAGAGGGATCGGTAAGACAGGCAAATGTGGCAACAGTACTAGCAGCAACTACACCCCTATTTTGCTGATATTTAATTGCATCCATTCTATGGGCATAATATCCAGCTACAGCAGCACTAGCGGCAGAAGCAGTTGCTGTAGAATCTGTTGCTGCGGGAGTATCAAAATAAATTTTTTCAGCTTGACTAAAAGTTCCTTGAACATCTACAAGCCAAAGAGTATCAGGAGTAGTTGATAGATCAACGTGAATAACCTCTGCTCTTGCTTTAGAAGTATTACCAAATATCAAATCATTTCTTTTAAAAACTGTTCCATCTGATACGGTTAATATGTGAACAAGACTGGACATCCAAGGAACACCCATTGCAGCTCTAAACATTGCTGGTAAACCGTTATCTGGAGCAAGCAATAATCCTTGCCCATCTCCTTCAGCATGGAATCTTATTAAGTCTCTACCTCTAGGATGCTTTTCATTAAAAGCGTGTCTTTCAAATTTTTGGTCTTCTATAATTTCTAAATTAGGAGTATTTCCTTTTAACATAAATAAAGATAAATCAGGGCTAATTGGAGAAGTACCTTCAGTAGCTTCAGTTGCTACACCAACGTCTCCCTCAATAGCTTCCATTGAGAATGTTTCAGACATTTTATTTTACACCTCATTAATAATATAGTAAATTCAATACTATAGTTTTTAATCTCTTGGTAAAAACTATTCATAATATATATAAACATCAAAATGTTTAGAGGCTGCTCCACCAGAAACAGCGACATTTATTGCACCATTACAGACATAATTTCTATAAGCATCGGTTGAGCCTATAATTTTTTGTTCAACCGTTCTTATAGCATCTCCAGTATTCACATCATAAGAATCAATTTGTGGGGTTATAGTAGGATTTTTCATTGTTAAAACAGCGGTTGTTCCAGAATTAACAGAATCTTTGTCATAAATTATTTGTAATATTTTTCCAATAATAATTCCACTATCGACTGAGGCAGCACCAGTTCCATCTGTGGTAACTGATATTTTTTCTACCATTAAGCTATTTCTTGTTTTAAATCCAGGAGAACCTTTAGATTCATTTGACATATTTTTTATTACCTCAGTTTTTCTTGTAAATAAAATTATATAATATATTAATAAAAGGGAAAACCTTCCCTTTTAAGTCCAAGTCCCATATGAACCAACAACACCATATCTAGTTCCGTCACTTATAAGAGTAAGTCCTGCGGGAGTTGTAGTTGCAAGAGAAGCGGCAGTGCCAATTGTATCTCCACCAGTTGCACTAATTGCAATATTATATGTTCCTGGATCAGCAGTTGTAGAAATCATATACATTCTGCCAGTTACGGTTGCTGCATCTGGTAAAATTAATGTTTTATTGCCAGCAGAAGCATCAATTGGATAAATAACCTTTGTATTTGCAGAAGTTAAGGTTGTGTTTATGGTTAAAGTAGCATTTACAGGATAAGCAATATTTTTAGCAAATTCTACATTACCATTAATATAGTTTGTATCTGTAGTAGTATTAGTAAAGCCAGTACTTGCAGCAAAATTCAAATCAGACTCTCCACTAGTAGCTACTAAATCACTACCAGCAGTAGGAACTAAATTTCCGGTCCATCTTGCCCCATCAGAGAATAGAGGATTACCACCCATATCAAAGTAATTTCCAGCAGAAACATATTGTAAATAATTAACAGCAGCGGAAGTTGTAGTACCAAAAGCTACTTTAGTATCATTTTTAACAGTCGCAACTCCATTAATAGTTTGGGCACCTGTACCAGATGTTAAATTTCCTGTTAAATCACCAGTTACATCACCAGCAAGATCTCCAGTTACGTTTCCTGTTAAATCACCGGTTACATCACCAGTAAGATCTCCAGTTACGTTTCCTGTTAAATCACCAGTTACATCACCAGTTACATCACCAGTAAGATCTCCAGTTACGTTTCCTGTTAAATCACCAGTTGCATCACCAGTAAGATCTCCAGTTACGTTTCCTGTTAAATCACCAGTTACATCACCTATAATATCCCCAGTAATTCCACCGGAAGGAGCCTTTATGTCACCACTAGAAGCACTTAAATCTAAATCAGTATCTCCACCTAATGCCGTAATATCTATCCCGTTTCGAAGAGTAATAGATTTATCTAACATATTCTCTCGAAAAGGATCTGCCCCAGCCATATTTATAAATAATGGCATCATAATTAAAGTAAGTAGAAGTAGAATATTAAATTTCATCAAATCACATCGTATATTTAATTCTCTTTAACTATTTTCCCTTTTTAGGTTTATTACTTTATTGTATTTAACAAGTTATATATTATTTATTAACTTTTTTTTATAGGAATTGCCTCGCCCTCAGATGTTGAAGCAAATATCAATTCGGCTTTATTTTGAAATTCCATTTGCTTCCAGATAGGAAACAAATTCGTGACTTTAAAAAGTATGGGTTTTTCTTCTGTACCTTGATTGATTAAGATCTCATCATCATCTATTATCGCTAATCTGGCTAAATCAGACTTTGCTTTTTCTACATATTCTGGCATAGAAAGTAGATTCTCATAATCTACTTTCTTCAGTGGTCCTTTTGGATATCCTCTCATAACAACCTCATGAAAACGTATAGTGGCGGTTTATTTTCTTGATCTTAGAATAAAACGGAATATGAGACTCGTATTTTTTGAGTTGGTCCATGAGCACCATAGAACCCGTGAAGGTGACATGCTTCTTGCCGTCCAGTTCAAAGTGGATTGTCAGGTACTGCGTGCCCTTTTTCTGATGGCTTTCTTTGATGCAAAAGCCTGTGACCAGAACCTCCTTGTTCAGGATCTCGTCGATCCGAAGTTTCTCACCATCGAAGACTACCTCCTCAGCGAAATTACTAAACCTTTCAGGCATGGGCAAGCCCCAAAGATTGCTTGAAGTTGTGGCTATTGGCCCATTGAAGCCAGCCTTCTGTTGATGCAATCGAAGATCTGTACTGGTCGGGAGTGATTTCGCCTCTCGCCAACTTGCCAGGCAGGTCTTGCATTCTACACTTGATTCTCTTGGCAGTAGACTTCCTGACCAGAATGTGACCCGGAAAATGCCTATAACCTAAGAAGTCTATGCCTTGCTTTACTGGAAAAATATCATTCTTGCTCAGCTTCAACCGCAGTTTTTCGGCCAGGAAGTTCTCTATCTCCCCCGCCATTCGGCCAAGGAACTTCTTATCTTGGTGCAGCAGTATGAAGTCATCGCAGTAACGGATGTAGTGCTTGATCTTGTGCTCGTGTTTCAGAAACTGGTCCAGCTCATTCATGTAGAGATTCCCTAACCATTGACTGGTGTAGTTTCCAATCGGCACGTTCTTGCCCTCGGGAATGCTGTATATGATGTCTTTCAGGAGCTGGAGCGTGTCAGGACACTTGATCTTTCTTTGGACGAGCTCAAAGAGGATATCGTGATCGATAGAAGGATAGAACTTCCGTATATCCATCTTAAGGCAATAGGCTCCAGGTCCTGCAGAGCGGATGAATTCCATTGTCCTTCTGCTGGCCGCGTGAATGCCTTTTCCGATTCTGCAAGAATACGAATCGTGAATAAAGAGGCTATTCCAGATCGGCTCAAGAACGTTCATGAGCGCATGCTGAACTACTCTATCTGGGTTGAAAGGCAGCTTGTAGATGATCCTCTGCTTGGGTTCGAAAATCATCTTTTCAATATATGGCGCTGTAGTGAATGTTTTCTCAATTAGAGAGTCTCTGATATTGAAAATGTTCTCATCCAAGTCATCGTCGAAGCGGCTAATGGTATTCTGCCAGCTCTTGCCCTTTCTGGCCCTCTGGTAAGCCAGGTAGATATTATCCAAATCAGTTATCTTATCAAATAGATCTCCATGTCGTTTCATGATAATTTATGAGGAGAGTAACTTTCCGCTATGTACTAGCTCCTCTCCTCCTCCGTTGTGTATTTTGCCCTTTCTCAGACAAGGTTAGCGAGTCCAGCCAGGAGTTGCTCCGCCGCTTTCCTGGATCTGCTGCGAACTGACTGCTGATATTCGAATTCGTATTCCAGCGATAGTTATTCGCATTCTGACACTGCGACCCGCAATTCGCACTGTTATTCCAATTGCTGCTGGTGAGCAGTTAGACCCCCTCAACCTATTACAGGCGTGCGACTTCCGCACACCGAATAACAATTAGACGGGCACCGCCGCGAACCGACCGCCGAAATACGAAGCCGCAGACCAGCGATAGCCATACGCATTCCGACACCGCGACCCGCAATTCGCCCCGTCAGCCCAACCGCCGCCGGCGAGCAGCTTCACGTCGCCGTAGGTTCCTTGCTTGAACATCGAGCCTTTCGTGCCGGGCAAATCTTCCCACGCCCACGCCTGATGTGCTGCCTCATCTGCACCGTCTGATCTGTAGCTCTGCGTTCTGAGCCACTGCCAGAGTTCCCCACAGCAGCTTTCACAGCCTATGTGACTAATCATCCTCCGGCCCGCAGTATCTACATGGCCGCCCGTTGTGCCTGGATCGGCAGATCCGGTGATATTCGTCTCCTCGTTGCTTCCAGAAGCTATGGCCTGAAACTCATCATCCTCAAGCATCCGGCAGCCAATGGCGGCAAAATCATCAACGAAATCCATCCAGTTGCGAGTATCAGAGATCGTGCCACCGTTCACAGAGGTGGTGCCGGAGCCAGTGCCCGATGCTAAATATATTGCTACCCAGATAGGCGCATAATTGAGCGAGTCGAAGTCCGTCTTCCCGGCCCAGACCATCCCGGCCTGTGAGCCTGCTGAACGGTGCTTCAGATCCCAAACAGAGCGTGGTAGGATCGCCCCCGCTTCATATCCTTCCAGGATATGCTGTACCTTGAGCCATGTAACTTGATCGTCTACGATAGTTTGGCCCACTGATATCGATGCCCAGTTGGGTTCTGTCGTAGCATCTGTTTTTCCGTCCCCGGCAATCGCCGTGCATCTATATAGATATCCATCTGCTGCACCTACTTTTCGCACCGATGTGCCCACGGCAGTTACCGTGTCTGCTGCCCACTGGGTTAGGGTGGTGGCATGTGATACGGCAACGCAAAGGCAATGGAATCCACCTATTTTTCGTGATGTGGTGGCATTGTACCCAAATGGGTAGGTCGTTGCCGCCGAAACCAGGATCACTGGCACCGACCCACTTATTGGGGTACATGCATAGACATAGAAATCCTTACCAGCGCGGTTAGCAGCGGTAGAGTAATCCGTGCCTTCGAGTGTGTCCCATGTGCCTGAATCTGCATTCAAATCTAATTCCACTACAGAAGGTAGCATATATCCGACGTTGTTAATATTTACTGTCATAATATCTGGAGATACCAACGTTCCGCGATCAGTTGCACTATTACTTCCTTTATTTTTCCACATTCTTGAGCGTTCATAGTGGGCTGGTAGCCCCCAAAGAGCACTAGTAGCAGCAAATGCACTTGCTTCTAATCCATCCAACAAATCTGCATTAAGATTTGAAATTAAAGTAGTACTTGCTACCACCAAAGGAGCCGTTCCTGTAGCAACGTCAGATTCAAAAGTTTGTGCTCTAATTTCATAGGAA